TTGGTTACTTTTAACTCTATTGTAAAAAAGTGCCCGTTATTATTACAGACCAGCAAGTCAGGAGTACCAAGTAAGCTAATGTTTTCAAGCCGAGTAAACGAAAACTCACGCCACTCTTTAACAAGTTTTTTATAGAATTTAGCTTCTGGTCCCACTTATTTTTTTGAGGTAACATCGTCGTTCTTTTTATCTTTCAACGACGCTAACAATGCTACTAATGCTGCAACTTCTCCATACGGTCTTGTCCACATGTATTGCAATAATTGTTTTCTTTGTTCTTCTGTCAGTTCAAACATACATTCTCCTTTCTATAAAATTAATTTAGATTTGTTTTGCGGTGCCAGTTTAAATACAACTCTTATACCTTCTGTTGCTCCTATTAAAGTATTTTCATGTGCTTCAATTTTTTGTATTTCAGATAGTCTGTTATTACCCATATCAACATAGACTTTAGCATACATGATTGCATTACCTTTGCCTTCAACCTTACCCATGCCTTTGTTAAACTTGTCAGTAAACTGTCCAAGTATCTGCTGTAAGTCTCTAACTAACATTATAATAATCTGATCTTTCTTGTTTTAAATCTTTTACTTCTTGCTCTAATTTGTTTATCTTAACTATTTGATCTGCAAGTTCTGTTTTATATTGTGTGTTCATAGATAACAAATCACGTATATTATTACGAAGTTTATTTACAATGTCATCTGTTTTTGCCTCTACAAAATCTATAACAACTTCATTTTCATGACTAATATCTTCGCCATGTTCTTTGTGGTGTGTGTATGTTCGTTTATCTTTCATATGTTGACAATATAACAATGTTACCTTAAAATGTCAATATGGGTGTTCCAAAAAGATTAACAGAAATGCAAAAAAGATTTGCAGAATATTTAGTATTTAATGAAGGACGTACTACTGGCGCAGACGCTGCTATAGCTGCTGGCTACAGTGAAAAGCGTGCTAGAGTTGAAGCATCAGAATTACAAAATCCCACACTGTCACCACTTGTTGTACAATACATTGGAGCATTGCGAGAAGAAAATCTTAAAAGATATGAAGTATCTTATGACAAACACGTAGCAGAACTTGGTAAGATCAGAGAGGCCGCTTTGAAAAAAGGCGCTTTCTCCGCTGCAACAAACGCTGAGAAAAACCGAGGTATGGCAGCAGGATTATATATAGACCGTAAAATAATAAAAACAGGTAAATTAGAGGAAATGTCAGAGGAAGAGTTAGAATTAAAAATGAAAAAAATACTAGAAGACTACGCTCCGATTTTAAATGCAAAGGTCGTTGAAGCATTACCAGAAGAAGTTAGTGAATCCGAGTTATCTTCTTCACACAAGAAGTCGGAAAAACAGACCTCTCCGAAAAGTGAATAGAACCATCTGATTCTACATCATAGCCAGCAAATATTCTTACAGTCTCATCATCTTTACTAAATAACCAACCTTCACTTACAGGTGTAGCTAATTTCATATCTTTAAATTCTTTGTCTGTACCCCAGCCGCCTTCAGTAATGATGTCAATCCAATCTATACGCACACGTTTAAATGGAAAGGGCACGTGTTGCTTAACAGTCTTTGGTTTAGTGTAACTGTTAATTCTTCTAGATTTGTTTTTGGATTTCATAAATGTATATGTATGTCAAAAGTTTTAAAAAAACAATGAAAATGAAAAGCTTCGCGTGCTGGCAATCCTAGAATTTGACCTAGGTAGACAAAATAATCTGTCACCTTAAACATAAAGTGTCTACCCTAGTGTCTACCCTAAAGTCATATATACCAACACTTATAGACGAAAGTGACAGAATGACATTATTTCTATAGTAGTTTTTATTTTTTTTTTTATTTCTTTTCCCATACATATACATTGTCATAGTACCTGTTTGTCTGTCTCTTTTTCGCCATAATGTAGCTCCATTACTGCCATTTTGTCTTCTGCTTCTGCAATTTTTTGTAATAATTTGTCAACTTCTGCGGTAATATCAGGATGTTCTGGTATTAACAGCTCTTGTTCACTAAAACATCGTATCTTATACAAGGCATCTTGTATTTCTGCATTGTATCTGTAGTTTAGAACTTTTCTAAGTTTGTCATTCATTTCCATTTCCTCCAAATAATAGAACCATTTTTATTTTTGTACATAATCCATGACGTCTTGCCGTCAAAATAGTATCCATCTACTGTCATTTTACACTCTTTTTGTTTTCCCAGATATTATTGTTAAACACTTGGATGAGTCTGGATATCTCAACTTCATGTTCTTTTTTAAATTTATCTTTAAATATTACTTTGCAATCATCTGCAGGTAATTTGGTTTTGCCGTATAATAACACTACATCATCTATCATTTTATCTCCTTTAATTTATTTTTTAATTTTATTGCAAGTAAAAATTTACCTTTTGATCTACATTTTAAAATTAAATCTTTAATTCTAAAAATTAACCAATCTCTTTCACTCATTTAAAATCTTCCTCTTTCATTTTTACGTTTGCTTTTTCTTTCTCGTCGTTTTTTAGGTCATGATACATGTCCAATCTTTTCAAAAACCTATGTTTCCATTGCCTTAATTGTAGTCCCTCTGCCTTGAACTCTTGATAATATAGGTCAGGCGTGCATACCATGATAACTCCTTGTTGTATCTTACTGCCGTAGACGTAGTCGTGGGCCATGGCGTATGCTGCAATCTGCATGTAATAGTCTTCGATCCATTCTTCCCTCTTCGGACGGTTACTTTGTTTGAAGTCAACAATAGTTTCCATACCGTTATGTAAGCAAACCAAGTCTGTTGAACCTGCGTACAAACCCGGATAGTGTAACGTAACTTCCGAACCATACCATTCTTCCACAGGTGCAAGACCGATCTCAATAATTTTGTCGGCCATGGGACTCGCCTCTTGTCCGATGCTTGTAAGATCATTGTAGCCAGTTCCGAGGATATGGTGCTCCAAGAATTTGTGCATAGATGTCCCCCGACTACTACTATGGTTTTTAATTCTGTCTGCTTCTTGTTCACCTACTTTGGCCTTCCACTTTTTTATAAAATCTTGGTTTTTTGTAGCGCCTAATATCGTAGTTACACTAGGAAGTCTATAATTACTTATTTCATAAACCCTGGTCCCTGTTCCAGGATCCGTGATCTGTTTACCGCTGATATAGTTGTATTTACTAGATTTTTTCAAATAAATTCTCCAAGTCATTTCCAAGGTCACAGTTGTAAGATAAAGTTCTTCTCGTATCAATAGTCCCGTTAAACGGATACACACCATGCATCATGTCATACGGAAACACAAAAAAATCTCCAACATTCATATTAATTCTTAACTGATTATAACTGAGTACACCAGAACCTGCAATCAATTCTAATGTACCATTGGTAGGCACGTGTTCTCTAGAATATTCTTTACCATAAGTATTAGGTTTTTTTAACATCATAACCGATGACAAACCACACTCATGACCTTTTTTACCCATGTGATAGTGAAAAGGATTATACTCATTTGCTTTCATTTCATTGATCCATGCTTGTCTCAAATTAATAGTTTTAGTAACCTTACACTCTACTGTGTACATTCTAAAACACTGTTCAAAATACATTTTAATATTTTCTGGTAAATGTTCATCTACTTTATGTTCGTCTTCAATTTTCCCTGCTAAATGTTTATTATGTTTTGTTAAATCTTTTAAATTTTTATCGTAAATTTTATTAATCTCATCGACTATTGGTTGTGGTGTTGTAAAATGTAAAACTTTTTGACCTAAATGTATGGTTTTAAATAATTCTTGTTTTTTTGTTAATTTTTCTAGCATTTTATGATGCTCTGCTGCATCTTTATCACTCATCATTTTTACGTTCCGCTCTATTACGCTTTGACTGCTCGTAACTTTCTTTTAACTCATCTTCTTCTTTCTTACCAAAAATCTCAAACCATCTTTTAGTATAAGTATCATTAGTCGGTCTAGACTTACCGTCATACTTAAATTTTTTTTTCATAGTTTCTTTTTTAACTCTTTTAAATATTCTTCGTTATCTTCTTGTTGTTTATCTCGAATTATTTTTACATGTTTACGCCACGCCCAGGCATTTAGCATACCTGCATATTTCATTATTACATGTAAACTTTCGTATATTAATTTATCAAACATTATCTTTCCTTTCAAATAATACAACATTAGTCATGTCTGTTTTTTTTACTTTCTTATCTCTCTTGGTAGGCATAATATCTAATACCTCTCTTGTATCTAAATCTACAAAAATTAATTGCACATCTAACTCTTTTTGTTTTTTAGTTGTTGTTCTATTTACTTTGTAACCATTTTTTGTCCGTAGACTTATGGCCTTTACATCAACCAATATAACGTCACCCGTGCCATCTTCGTCAATCAACAC